ATACTTGTAACACATGCAGATATAAGCGAGCAGCAGACCCGAAAGATAGTAATTACGGTTCTCCCCTGCCTTAGACATAAAGATATATAAGACACGGAATAGGTTATAATAAAAACAAAAAAGTTATATTATGACAGATTCACCAAATTATCAAGATAGTATATACACTACAGCGCAGCCAAAGCTTAAAAAGATAAGTGACGTTACAAGTGGATTAAGCGAAATGATGCAGGGAAAATACCTCATTAAGTTTGATTTAGAAGATGATGCACAGTATCAAGCACGATACAAGAGATCAGAATATAATAACTCTGTAAATGAAACAATCGAACTAGCACAAGGTAAAATTTTTCGCAAGCCTATTTCCTATGAAGATGTAACTCCACAACTTGAAGAGTGGGCCCAAGATGTAACGGGTCAATCAACTACACTAAACGAATGGGCAAAGCATGAGACACGCAAAGCCGTAAGAGATGGTTTAGTTTATTGTTTAATAGATATGCCTAACAATGGTGATCTATCAAGCCTTACAGATGCACAACTTTCACAATTAGATTTAAAACCAAAATTATCCACCGTTTTATTTAGCGATATTCAAAACCGTATTATTGACGATTACGGTAATTTAGTTCAAGTTACTATCAGAGAGAGTGTTACAGAGCAAACGGGGCGATTTGAGCAAGATACAGTTACTCAATATCGTGTAATTTGGATAGAAGGCGGTGAAGTATGGCAAGAGCTTTACAGAGAAGGCAAAGACGGTAAAGTTCAACTATGGGAAGAGGCTACAATTATTACACCTGCCACTAACGCTCGCAAGTTAGTTAAAATCCCTTTAATACCGTACTACACTAATAAGACAGGCGCACATAACGCAGAACCACCACTTTTAGAACAAGCTAACACACTCATAAGCTTTTACAATATTAACAGTCAATACACTAGAGCATTAACCAAGTCGGGCGATCCTACTCTCACAATGCAAAATCCCGAAATTGACGAAAATGGGAGACCTAAACCAATTAAACTAGGCGTTAATAGCATGCTAGGTTATAGCGGAGACAATGCACCTGAGTACTTAGAATTTAAAGGGAACTCACTACCTGAATACAGAGAGAAATTAAAGCTACTTCAAGAAGAGCTAGATACTTATAAAAGCGATCTAATTAACAAAGGCAATACAGTTGCAGTTAAGCAGGTAGAAGCAGAGAACGCAGACAACGCAAGCAAACTAACCAATTTCGCGTGGGGATTAGATGACTACCTTAACGGAATTAAAGAGATCGTTTCTATCTATTTGGGCGTTGAAAACATAGGCATGATTGAAAGTAACAAAGACTTTGACGAATATAAAATTACTGAGAATATGCTAGAGAAGCTTAGTAAGCTTGAATTAATGGGGCAAATTAGCAAGCGCACGCTTTTAGAGTTATATAAAAAAGGTGAGATACTCCCTGATAACTTTGATATTGATTCGGAAATAGATAATTTATCGGAGCAACCACCACTATAATGGACGATTTTTATGGTGAAGTGATAAGCGGTAAAGCCGCCGCGCTGGTATTAGGCATGAATGATAAAAACCTAGGTGATTTAGTGCGAAAAGGACACATTGAAAGAGTGGCACACGGTAAGTATTGCATAGAGAGCGTGTTTAAAGAAGCACTAAAAAGAAAAATATCAAAGCAAGAAGCACCAAAGCAACAGCAAAAAGCAAGACAGAATCACATAAATATTCACCATATAAGCCTGCACGGTAGAGAAATGACAATAGAATTCAATACAGATCAAGCACTCGAGAAATTCCTTAACTTTTTAAGTGAATCTAATATTTATATGATGAACAGGGCAACAGACGAAAAGCACATTAAAGGCTTAGATTCTGAGGTGTTCGACTTTTCTGAACAACTGCTACACTTGTCATACTATGAAAGCGCAATAAATGGCTAACAACCTGATTCAATTAGAAAAACTAGAATCACTACTAGAGCGTGCAAAGCTAAACAGCGTAACAGAGTTTGAAGAGATATTACTAAAGACTTACGACAAAATAAGAGAATCTATCCCAACAGAGCCGCAAAACAGAGCACGTTTAAACGCTTTTTTAAATGAAGTAACTTTACTCATGAAAGAGGACTATCCCCACTTATTAGACTTAATCAAGCAAGATCAAAAAGAATGGGCTGAGGTATCTTATAACAGTCAAGCGCAAGCACTAGCAGACGTAACAGCAAAGGGCGCAGTAGTTGCGACTACCTTCGCATCACTTAACGAAACAGCAACAAAGAAAGTATTGAATGACTCGCTTATTATTCAAGGGCTAACGCTTAAAGAGCAGATTAACAAGCTAGAAGCTGGAACAAGTTCAACAGTAAGAGGAATACTTGCAGAGGGAATCATGCAAGGCGCACCAACCAATCAAATAGCGCAAGATGTTAAAGAAGTGCTTACACACACAGCACGGAACAAAGTCGAAGCACTATCAAGACAAGCAATACAAACATCATTAAACGAAGCGAATTCAGAAGCATACAGACAGTTTAGCACAGTTGTTAATTATGCAGTATATCATGCAGTTTTAGACACACGCACAACACCATATTGCAACACTATGAACGGACACACATGGAAGCGAAAAAAGAACGAGACTTACAATAGTTTTAGAAACAGAGTATTAACACCTATTCACGGCAGATCACCACAAACGCCTACGCATTGGGGATGTAGAAGTAAACTATCCTTTACAACTAAAGAGTATTATCAAGAGTGGCAAACAGAGCAGCAAAAAGCTATTACAAGAGACACTACGCACGAACGTAAGAACGTCACGCATCACAGAGACGGCACAACGTCACGAAAATTTAGGATTAAAGATATTGACAGAGTCACGCAAAAAAACAAAAACTTTGATTTTATTAATTGGTTTGATAATTTCGCGGATGAGGACTTCAAGGAGTTCTATCTCGGTAAAAGAAAGTACAACTTATACAAAGATAGTCAGTTAAGTTATAAGGATCTTGTCAATGTAAGATCAAACAAGATCTTAACACTAGATCAAATAAAAGCAAAACTTTGAATCTAGCGCAAGTGTTAGAAATGATTCAAGAGTATGAGAAGTTAGCAAATGAGTCATTTAAAAATACGGAAACACTCGCGCGCCTTAACTTCAACCTTTTAGAGATTGAGTTACATGTAGATGATAATCAAATAAAGGTCAAAACTAACATAGACGATCTATTACCCCCAAATAAGATATAATATTGTAGTAGCTTGGAATGAGTGAAGAAACCAAATAAAGGGTATAAGTTGGAATGGCTTAACCAATTAAAAGAGTTATCAAAAGATAATAAAGAAATGGCTGGCTTAATTTCTACTGGAATGGAGGAGATTAAGAACTTACAAAGTAGTAACAGTTCACTAGCTGAAAAATACGAAGCATCACAAAAGCGGTTTAATGAAGTGGTTACACAAAGAGACACGCTAAAAGCTGAGTATAACGATGCTAAAACTAAGTTAGATGGTATTGAACTAAGTGGAGATGCTGAAAAGTATCAAGCAGAAATCCAAAAGTTAAACAATGAATACACCCAAAAGCTGGAGCAGTTAGAGGGCAGAAATAACGAACTACAGAGTAAATTCATTGGCACTCTTAAACAAAATCAACTCTCATCTCTTAATTTGGCAAGTAAATTACCAAAAGACATGAGTGAAGAGCAGGTTAAAGGTGCGCTTGATTTTATGCACTTTCAACTCGAACAAGAGGGTTTAACTTATGATGAACAATCAAACGGGTTTATTTTTAAAAATGAAGGTGTAGCACGCATTAATAGCGAAACTGGGAATCCTTTCACGTTAAAAGAGATGACAGACGCAAAAATTAAGAGCGGTGCATGGGATAGGCTTATTCAAACGCAAGAAATCCCACAAGGCGGCGTCAATAGAGGTCAAGCTAATAGCGGTGGCGGAAATGATAGAAAAACTATCAACAGAGATCAATTCGACTCTATGAATGACGCACAAAGAATGGAATTCGCTACAAGTGGCGGAAGAGTACAAGATTAAGGAAAAATAAATGGCAAACACTTTAACAGATTTAGCAGCAGATATTTACAAAGCCGCGGACATTGTAGGACGTGAGCTAGTCGGGGTTATCCCTTCGGTAACTGTAAACGGTGGCGCACAAGAGGCAGCACTTAATGACACAGTTCGCGCATCATTTACAAGAGAAGCAACTTTAGTAACAACTACCCCTAGTATGACTATTCCTGAAGGAACTGATCAAATAGTTGATAACAAAACCATGACACTTGATACTGCAAAATCAGTTCAAATCCCGTGGACTGGTGAAGATATTAAGCATGTAAGTAATGGCGTTGGATTTGATACTGTTTACGGTGACCAAATTCGTCAAGCAATGAGAGCGCTTACTAACCAAATGGAAAGCGATCTCGCTACAACTATCTACAAAAACGCATCAAGAGCATTCGGAACTGCAGGAGATACGCCTTTTTCATCTAACTTTAATGAAGTTGCAAAAATGCGTCAAATTCTAGTAGATAATGGAATGCCTACAGATGACAGAATGGTATCGCTAGTAATGAATACCAATGCTGGCGCAAATCTTAGAAACAACGCAACACTTCAAAGTGCAGATAGTGCAGGCAATGACCAATTATTACGCCAAGGTACTCTTTTAGACCTTCAAGGGCTAATGATGAAAGAGTCGGCACAAATTAAAACACACACAGCAGGTACAGGTGCAAGTGCTACGACTGACGCGGCAGGTTACGCAGTTGGTGCAACTACTATTACTTTAGCAAGTGCTGGAACTGGTACTATCTTAGCAGGTGATGTTATTACTTTTGCAGGTGATACAAATAAATATGTTGTAACAAGTGGTAATGCTGATGTTTCTAGCGGTGGAACTATTACAATTGGTGCGCCAGGGCTTAGAGTTGCTATTGGTGCAAGTGCTACAGCTATTACAGTTGTTAAAGATGCTACTACTTTAGACTACACAGCTAATCTAGCATTTCATAGAAGCGCAGTTGAGTTAGCGGTAAGACCTATGGCTGTTCCACCTGGCGGCGATGCAGCTACAGACATGATGACTATTCAAGACCCTAGAAGTGGACTTGTTTACCAAATTGCTACATACAAAGGTTATAAAAAATCAATGTTTGAAGTATCGGCTCTATGGGGTTACAAAGTTTGGAAGCCTGAATTCTGTGCTACATTAATTGGATAAGGTGTCTCTCATGAGATGCCCTACTATTAAAATTGTTTCAGACAATGAGCAGGGATTTAAAATCATAAATGAGTCTGATTTTGATGAATCCATACATCAAAGATTTATCCCGACAAAGGAAGAACTTTTGCAGGAAGCCAAAGTGCTTGGTGTTAAAGTTGGTGGGCGTTCTAAGCCCGAAACAATCGCTAAACAAATTGAAGAAGCCAAAAACACAGGCTTAATTGAAGAAGATATTTAGCGTTTAAAGAGGGGCTTGATGCCCTTCTATTAAGCACTAAAAGGACAAAGATGTTAGCAATTCCACAATTCAGTTTTGCACAAAATAACAATGATAATTTTTTAAAAGTAGCGTTATGTGATGGCATTGGTAATCCTATTGAATCTTTGCTAGGTTCAATAAGCGTGCATAATGCAGACGTGCATCGTGAAGTAATAAATGAACAATTTCATCAAGATACAGAAATTACAACAACACTAGCAAATAATATTAGTGCAGGTGATTACAGCTTTGATTTAACAGATACATCGGGCTTTATTGTTGGTGATTACATAACTCTAGATAATGGAAATTATGAGTATCTACACCCACGAATTACAAACGTAGCTACTAACACAATAACAATAGACAGACCTATTGACTACAGTTACAACGCAGGAACTACAGTTATTAAAACACTAATTAACATGAATGTTGAAGCTATGCAAGCGACACCACAATCATTTAGAGTTTATCCTCCAAATGGTTCAATTTATCACATTACAAGAATACTAATTGAAATGACACACAGAACAGCAGGCGACAATGGCCTATTTGGTAATTTAAATGAGCTTGATAATGGTGTAGTCGTCAGACGTTATGATGGGGCAAGTGGTATTTATAATTCTTTTACAAACTGGAAAACAAACAACGACCTAGTTACGGATATGTACGATGTTACTTATGCGCCTCGAAGTGGGGGAAATGGAGATTATGGAACTAATGCGATTGGTAGATTTACTGATGCAGGTGCCATAGTTTATCTAGACGGTACGGCAGGTGATTTTTTCGAGATTTTAATACAAGATGATTTAAGTGAATTGGAATCGTTTAAGATCAAAGCGCAAGGGCATAAGGAAGTATAATGGAATTTATCAAAGACGGTTTTAAATATATACTTATAGAAGTATTAAAATACATACTAATTACGTTCGCAATATTCGGCGGCATTAGCATGTTTAGTGATGCAAAAATAACTATATCAAGCGTTGCGCAAGATATGGAGCATGCCGTAGAAGAAGCAAAAAAGGTTACGCCTGAAATGCTAGAAGAGCATATACAAAAATCAGTTACTAAAAAGATAGANGGNGCNTTTTGATGCCATTACCAGTATTGGCCAGTAGAAAAAAATATAATCACTGGGAGATAATATCGGACAGAATATCAAAAAATGGGAGAACATACTATTTATGCAGATGTGATTGTGGAACAGAAAAGGAAGTGATGTTTAAACACATGAAGAGTGGAGACAGTACTAATTGTGGGTGTATTAGAAACTATAAGACTACAAAAAGAAACGCTAAGCACTTAAAGACGAATAGTAGAATATATAGAATATGGAAAGCAATTAAAACCAGATGCTTAAACAAAAATACCAATTTCTACAAATATTACGGAGGCAGAGGTATTTCAATTAATCAATCATGGGAGAAAGATTTTAATAGCTTTTATAATTGGGCTGTAAAAAACGGGTATAAGTCACATTTAACAATTGACAGAATAGACAATAATGGTAATTATGAGCCGAATAATTGCAGGTGGGCTACATATAAACAGCAAAACAATAATAAAAACCCAAAGGGATACTATGTTTAGTGATTTTGATTACGCATTTAAAACAATAATATCACATGAAGGGAATTATGTAAATAATCCTAATGATCGAGGTGGCGAGACTAAATATGGGATAAGTAAAAGAAGCTATCCAAATGAAGATATTAAAAATCTAACACTTAGAAAAGCTAAAAAGATATACAAGCGTGATTTTTGGGTAGCGAGTGGCGCGCCTCTGATGCCTACAAAAGAACTAAAGATACTCATGTTTGATATTGGTGTTAATCACGGAACATCAAGAGCTAGAAAGATGCTTCAAGAGTCGCTAAATCTACTTAATCATAATCAAGAATTATTTAATGATTTAGTTGTAGATGGAGTAATTGGAAAGAATACTAGATTCGCAATAAGCAAGATTAAGAAGCCACATTATTTACTTTTAACCATAGTTGCTAAACGTATGGAATTCTTTACAACTATTGCGGATGGAAGTAATCAAGAGGCGTTTATACGTGGGTGGCTCTCACGTGCCTCTAGTTTCGTGTAAAATACAAATAGCGAAACCAAAAAGGAAAAAAATGCAAATACCAATATTGACGCAAGCGGCAGGTGTTTTTATATCGTTTGGCATATCTACACTAAAGGGGATGGTTTCCGACTACGTGGTTCGTAAAATAGTTGTAGTTATGGGTGATGAGATTGTTAAACGTACCAAAAGCGATGTAGATAACAAGTTTTGGGAGATTGTAAGAGAATCGATAACAAGACGTCAAGAGGGTAATGAGACACCTATTGAAAAAGAACTTATTGATGAAAAACTGGGAAACTGACGATTATGCGGCAATAGTTGCAGGTATAGTTATATTATTTATTATTTTGATGTAAAGGGATTAAATGCTAGAAGAAAACGCAAGCGGTATATCAATGACACCGTACGACTATGAACAAGACATGAAACTTAAACAATTAGAACATGAAAACAAGGCGGCAAAGCACTACATAGCTAACTTAAATGAGTCTATTAAGTTCAATAAAGAAAAAATTTCTGAAGATCATAGAAGATACATGGATACTCTGCTAGAAATGAAAAGCGATCTTATGAGTTTAGAACATGAAAACGCACGATTAAGAGACACA